ATCGACTTTGTCTACACGCTCAAGGCTGGCTATCGCGCCAACGCACGCTTCGTGATGAACCGCGCGACACAAGCTCTCGTACGCAAGCTCAAGGATGGGGACGGTCACTATCTCTGGCACCCGGCCGTCACGCCTGGCGAGTCGCCGTCGTTGATGGGGTTCCCAGTTACCGAGTCGGAAGACATGCCGGATGTCGCCGCCGATGCCTATGCCATCGCCTTCGGTGATTTCCGCCGTGGTTATCTGATCGTCGACCGTATCGGCATCCGCATTCTGCGTGACCCGTATTCGTCCAAGCCTTACGTGCTGTTTTATACGACGAAGCGCGTCGGCGGCGGCGTGCAGGACTTCGACGCGATCAAGCTGCTCCAGTTCGGCGACTGATCGCGCAGCCGTTCCGCCTCGAATGACCAAGCACATCCGATCCTGAACCCCGCGGGATCGGTTTGCGCTCCACTGTCGACCATGCAGGCCAAGCGCGTCCGACGGCGACCTCGCACGCTGGACGGACGCCGCCTGCAGGCTGCCGCGCACGCTCCTCCCCTGCGCCCCGCCATCGACAGCCGCTCATTCGAGGCGCGTGCGGGCGGCATCGGCTCCCTCACGCCCGATGCCGCCCGCGCAAATTGGACAACCGATGTCACCCTGTCCGAGTTCGTCATGACCGCCATTCTTCTAGCCGGCCCTTCCGTAGAGCCGATCACGCTCGCTGAAGCAAAGACGCATCTGCGCGTCGATACGGCCGCCGAGGACACATTGATCCAAAGCCTGATCATGGCCTCGCGCCTGCATATCGAAGCGGCACTCGACGTCGCACTCATCACGCAGTCGTGGCGAATTCGCCGTGATGCATGGCCATCGTCAGGCATCATCGACCTTCCGTTGCGTCCTGTTCAGTCCGTCTCATCGATCAAGGTCTACAGCGACGAGGCAACGTCCGACACACTCGACACGACCGCAATCACTCTTGATGGCCATGCCAATCCTGCGCGCATCATCTGGAATAGCCGCAGTCCCGTACCGACATCACCTCTCATTGCGAACGGCGTTGAGATCAACCTCGTCGCCGGCTTCGGCGATGCAGAGGCCGACGTGCCGCAGCCAATCCGCCACGCCCTCCTGCTTCTCGTCGCGCACTGGTACGAGCACCGCGATCCGGTTGAAATCGGGGCGATCGCTTCGCCAATCCCGCTCGCGGTATCGGGCCTCCTGGCTCCTTATCGCCGGAGACACCTCTGATGCGGCCTTCCATCGGTCGCCTGCGCCATCGCATCGCGTTGGAGCGAGCCGTTCGCTCCGATGATGGCGGTGGCGGCGCAAATGAAAGCTGGGTCAAAGTTGCGGATGTCTGGGCCGAGATCCGCCCAACCGGCGGCGGCGAGATTGTCGAGAGCGATGCACTGACCGGCCGCATCTCACACGAAATCATCATGCGCTTCCGGACCGGCGTTTCTCCCGCCATGCGCTTGATCAGCAATACCCGGCTCTTCGAAATCTTCGCCGTCATCGACATCGACGAGCGCCGTCGTTGGATCAAATGCCTCTGCCTGGAGCGTGATCTATGAAACTTCGTGTTGTGTTCTCAACGCCAGGCACCCATCGCCTGATCGATCGCGCGGAATCGGATGTTCGCCAGCGCATCGCATCTTGCACATCAACGCCGCGGCCCGACGCTCCCTCTTCCGCACGCGAGCCGGATACCACTTCGCCTGGGCCTTCTCCGTTCCGGCGTTCGATCCGAGCCGACGACCGGAGCTGAGACATGGCGAGCGCTACATGGGATCTTCAACGGTCTATCCATGCCGCACTGGCGGCCAACACGGACGTACTTGCCCAGCTCGGTGGTGCACGCATCTATGATGACGTACCGCAAGGCTCGTCTTTTCCCTACATTACCATCGCCGGCTTCACCACGCGTGATTGGGCGACGAGCACGGAGCCCGGCGCCGAAATCTCCTTCGCGATTCACATATGGTCGCGTCGCGCCGGTCACAAACAAGCGCACACCACCGCAGAAACCGTACGCGCCGCGCTCCATAACGCACCACTCGCGCTGGCTGAGCATCATCTCGTGAACCTTCGGCACGAGTCATCTGAGTCGCGCCGCGGGCGCGATGGAGACACATATCGAATAATCGCCCGCTTCCGCGCCGTGCTCGAACCCATCGCCTGATGCCGGCTGCACTCGATACCAATTAGCCATCGCCGCCTTCACCCAGGGACACGACATTCATGGCTGCACAGAAAGGCAAGGATCTTCTCCTCAAACTCGACACGAATGGAACAGGGAGCTTTTCCACTGTCGCTGGCCTCCGCTCCCGATCGATTTCGTTCAACGCGGAAACGGTGGACGTGACACACGCGGAGTCCGTCGGTGAATGGCGGGAGCTGCTCGCTGGCGCTGGCGTCAAGAGTGCGCGCATCGCTGGTGCTGGCATATTCAAGGACGCTGCCAGTGACGCAACCATCCGCGCCTATGTCTTTGACGGTACCATCCGCGAGTGGCAGGTCGTGATTCCTGATTTCGGTACAATCGAGGGGCTGTTCCAGATCAGCTCCTTTGAACTCTCCGGCCGTCACGACGGCGAGGTCGCTTTCGAGATGACACTCGATTCCGCCGGCCCACTCACATTCACCGCTTCCTGAGGATACGACGATGGCTAATCTTCACCGCGGCGAGATCGATGCAGCACTCGACGGACAACAGTATCGGCTCTGCCTCACGCTCGGCGCCCTGGCCGAACTGGAATCCACATTCGGCGATGAGGATATGCTGGCGGTCGCCGAGCGCTTCGGGCGCGGCCGCCTCAGTGCACGCGACGCGGTTCGCATCATCGGGGCTGGTTTGCGAGGCGCTGGAAACCAGTTTACCGACGACGCTGTCGCGCGGATGCGCGCAGACGGTGGCGCCGCCGGATTCGTCGACATCGTCGCGCGCTTGCTCTCCGCAACGTTCGGCGCCGCCGACGATATTCCCATGGCCAAAGCGAGCCCGCCGCTGGAACCCGCGCCGAACAGCGAGGTCGGCACAGCCGCTGGCCCTTTCCCTGGCGCGACGTGATGCGCACTGGCCTCGGCCTTCTCCGGCTCTCGCCGGACGTATTCTGGTCAATGACCCCGCGGGAATTCGCTGCCGCCATCGAGGGCGTGTCGGGTACCGCATCGCCCATCTCGGCACCCAACCGCAGCACCATGGACGATCTGATGTCTCGCTACCCAGATGCCTAGGAGGATGCACCCATGCCGGAGCCGATCGCCGATTGGCAAATCAACGTCTCCGCCGACACGAGCTCGTTACGCAACGAACTGGAACGCACGTCGCAGATCGGCCGCCAGTTCAGTCGCTCCCTGACTACCGCGTTCGACGGCATCGCGATACGCGGGAAGTCGCTCGGCGATGTTGTCCGCAATCTCGGCCTCAGCCTGTCGCGGATGGTGTTGAGCGCGGCCTTCAAACCACTCGACAAAGCCATGGGCACGCTGCTTGGCAACCTCTTCTCCGGTGGCGCGAGTTTCGGGTTTGCTCGTGGCGGCGTACTCCATCACGGAACGCCCATTCCTTTTGCTAAGGGCGGTGTCATCGCGGCGCCCGTCAACTTCCCATTGTCCGGTGGCCACACTGGACTAGCCGGCGAGCGTGGCCCGGAAGCCATCGTCCCACTGACTCGCACCGCTGACGGCCGCCTCGGCGTTGCAATGACGGGAAGCGGAGGTCCGGCGATCACGATTAACGTCTCGACTCCGGACGTCGACAGCTTCGCTCGCTCGCAAACACAGATTGCCGCGCTTGTTTCCCGAGCGCTCGGCCGCGGCGACCGCAATAGATAGAGCCCACATCTGGGCCGCATGCGCGTTTCGGAGTCTTCATCCCGATGAGCTTCCATGAGATCCGATTTCCGACCGCTATCTCGCGCAGCGCGACAGGCGGCCCCGAGCGACGCACGGATGTCGTTGCACTCGGATCCGGATACGAGGAACGCAACAGCCGCTGGGCCGACTCGCGCCGCATCTATAATGCGGGCTACGGCGTCAAAACGATCGACGACCTGCACGCCGTGATCGCGTTCTTCGAGGAGCGACGCGGACGTCTCTATGGTTTCCGCTGGAAGGACCACATCGACTGGCGCTCATGCCCTCCATCGGCGTTGCCGTCTGCACTCGATCAGCAGATCGGTATCGGCGACGGTGAAACGGCAACGTTCCGGCTCGTCAAGAACTACGGGAGCACATACGCTCCCTGGCTGCGTCGCATCACGAAGCCGGTCTCAGGCACGGTCCTGATCGCCGTTGACGGTAGTTCTCAATCCATGGGCACCGACGTTGTGCTCGACCCGACGACAGGCGTGCTCACCTTCGACCATAGCCACATTCCCGCAGCCGGTGCCGTCATTACCGCCGGTTTCGAGTTCGATGTTCCGGTCCGCTTTGACACCGACAAGCTCGAAATCAGCCTCCAAGGCATTCGCCACGGCGCCATACCATCCATTCCCATCGTAGAGATCCGCATATGAAGCTGCTCGATGATGCCTTGCGATCGCATATCCTATCCGGCGCGACCACACTCTGCTGGTGCTGGCGCCTTACGCGACGTGACGGTGCAAAGCTCGGCTTCACAGATCACGATCGTGACCTGACATTCGACGGCACACTCTTCGAAGCAGCCAGCGGCTTCAACGCCAGCGAAATTCGCGAGCAAGTCGGTCTGGGCGTCGACAATCTCGACGTCACGGGTGCTTTGACGTCCGACCTGTTGTCGGAAACGGCGCTGTCTGCCGGCGACTTCGACGACGCGCGGATCGAAATTTTTCGCGTAAACTGGCAGAAGCCTTCGCAACGCGCACTCGCCCGCACCGGCTCTCTCGGCGAAGTGCATCGCACCGGCACCTCGTTCACCGCCGAAGTGCGTGGCCTCGCGCACTACCTCCAGCAGCCGACGGGGCGCCTGTTTCAACATACCTGCGACGCAGATCTAGGTGACGCGCACTGCGGCATCGATATCAGCCCGGGCACGTACCGCGGCGCTGGCACTGTGACGTCGATCGTCGACCCTCGCCGGTTGATCATCGATGGTCTGACCGGCTACTCGATCGGCTGGTTCATACGCGGCGTTCTCTCATTCGAAACGGGCGCGAATGCCGGGCGCGCCATGGAGATCAAAAATCACACTGCGCGCGGCGACGTCATCGAGATTGAGCTTTGGCAACCCATGGGTGAGCCCATCACTGTCGGCGACATGGTGATGGCAACCGCCGGCTGCGACAAGCGGATCGAAACTTGTGCCGCACGCTTCGCCAACGCCGCCAATTTCCGTGGCTTCCCCCACATGCCTGGCAACGACTTCGTCACTGCGGTCGCTCTAACCGGCAACGTCGCACAACCCGCTGTCGCTTCGGAAAGCTGACGTGGCATCCTATACCCGAGATGACATCGTCGCCGAAGCGCGGCGCTGGATCGGCACACCCTATCATCATCAGGCGAGCCTGCAGGGTGTCGGTACCGATTGCCTCGGTCTCGTGCGTGGCGTATGGCGCACGCTGCATGGTGTCGAAGCTGAGCCAGTCCCCGTCTACACACGCGACTGGGCGGAAGCAACCGGCGCAGAGACCATGTTGGCCGCGGCACGCCGCCATCTGATCGAGCGCCACCGGGATTCCGCCGATCGCGGCGACATCGCGATCTTTCGTTACCGCACGCATGCCGTCGCAAAGCATATCGGCATCATCACCGCACCTCTCGCTCTCCGCGCCACGATGATTCACGCCATCGAAGGCAATGCTGTCGCGGAGGTGCCGCTCGGCGTCTGGTGGCGGCGACATATGGCGGCCGCTTTTTCCTTTCCCGGGATTTCGATCTGATGGCTACCCTCGCTCTCGCTGCAGCCGGTGCTGCTGTCGGCTCCGCGCTGCTTCCTGCCGGCGTGACGGTCCTCGGCGCAACCGTTACCGGCGCCATGATTGGCTCCCAGGTCGGCGCGTTGGCGGGAAGCTACATCGATCAGACGCTTCTCGGAGCATCCGGCTCCTCGCGCCGCGCCGGCGGCCCGCGGCTGGATGATCTTACGGTGACTGCATCCACCGAGGGCGCCGCCATACCGCGCCTGATCGGTCGTACCCGATTGGGCGGCCAGGTCATCTGGGCAAGTTCGCTCGAAGAAGAGATCGTCAAGGAAGGCAGTAGCGGCAAGGGCGGATCAAGCGGTGGTGCGACCAGCCGCAGCTACCGCTACTACGCCAGCTTCGCCGTTGCACTTTGCGAAGGTGTCATCACGTCGCTCGGACGCGTTTGGGCCGACGGCAAGGAGCTGGATCTTACGGAGTTGAATTGGCGGCTCCACACCGGCACGCAAACGCAGGAGCCCGACGACCTGATCGTTCTGCATCAAGGTGCCTCCTACGCGCCTGCCTATCGCGGCACCGCGTATATCGTCTTTGAGCGCATGCCGCTCGAGATGTTCGGCAACCGCTTGCCGCAGCTTTCATTTGAAGTGTTCCGCGCCGTCGATCCGTTCGTGCAATCCGTGGGCGGGGTCGTGGTGATCCCCGGCGCAGGC